GATCAGTCTTGCAATCTTGTTTACATCCTTACCGATCTTGTAATCAGATTTTGAATCGCAGAAAAACGATTCCGTCATGATTGTCGGTGCTTTTGTGCCGTTCAGCATATACAAGTTCGTGCGCTTTTTAATCTCACGGTCAAAAAATCCTGCTGATACAATTCTATTTTGTACCCTTGCGGCATATTTCTTTCCGGCTTCTGATACATATAATACCTCTGTACCGTGTGCGCTCTGATTATAACAATTAAGATGCCCTTCGATTACCAGATCATAGTTCTTTGCATTAAGTCTGCTAAGTTTCCATGATTTCTCCTGGCTGGCGGATGTGAATACCTTTTCCGGACAGATGTATAATGTTACATCATGCCCTTCTGCAGATAAGTATTTTTTTACTTTTTTCATAAGTTTTTTGTT